CTCGGCTACCCAAGTCTGATCGCATTGGACGACTAAGTCGTCCCCGTTGATCAACTTGGGCGTTGACACGCCAGTCCTTTCGTCAACCCACATCGCTGCGCAGTAATTCTGAATGCAGAGAAGTGGGAACGAAAGGAGCGACCCCATCAGCTGGCCCGTCGTGGGCTCGACCACTCGGTCGGGGAAGCGGATGGGGGGTCTCAACGATTCCTTCGCCGAGGCAAGGAGGGGAAGGACGGACGGGGGGGATAGGAAAGCAAGAGTGTCCAGAACCCGCTCTGCGACTTCGATAGGGAGTGAGTCCGTGGCAGCTGTGAAGTCCGCTGAGAAGTACTTCGCCCGGGTCGTGAACCCGGCAGAACGAAGTCTCCTCGAAGATGGCGGACCGCGCAGCAGCCAGGGCTGACTCGCAATCGTGTCGTAGAGCAGTGTATGGAGCGGACGGAGCTGGAGGAAAGTCGGGGAGTTCTTGACTAGCGGCCGCGGTTTACCCGCGTCCTTGGCCACCATGAAGACAGGCTCATTCTTCACGTCTGGTTCAAGGCAAGCACCTAGGAACTCCTCCCTTCTTCCCTCCCAGTAAGCATACGACCCACCTTCCCGACGAGTACTCGTGGTAGTGGAGCTAAAGGGCGGGGTCACCCGCCGGGCGTGTCGTCGTATGCTTCTTTCCTTGATCCCCCGCGGGAACAACAACGCAACCTGGTGCGATACAAAGTCCAGGTAACCTGCAGGCAGGTCCCTTTTTTCCTTTGTCAGCCTTTTCACCAGGTCGGCTGCCAGAGACTCCTCCATGCACGAGCAGGAATCCGGCCACCCTTTCGGGACCGAATTCAATCCTGCTGCCATGGCAAGGGAGTCCTCGCGGTCGAGACCAAGGTACTCAATCCTCTCTCCAGACAGGATCTGGACAAGAGGTAAAGAAAGAACTCTCTTCATGGAAGAGACATACTCGCTGCAAGCGGATTGTTGATCCGGCAGTACAATGGGTATGTCTCTCTCATAAAGAGAAGAAAAAAAAGAAAGGGCGCGCTTAGTGGCCGCGCCTACCTGGAGACGGAACGTTTGACACGCTCCTCTTGCCGTTTTACCGGCCGACGTTGCTACACCCGACGTCGCAGTCATAATCCACTTGGTAGCAGATTGATGCACCACGGCGTTCCA